CCGGCCCCGCCGGCAACTGATCCTGATCGGCACCGCCGGGGATGACCGGTCGGTGTTCCTGGCCCGGTACCTGGCGATGGCCCGGGCCGGCGCCGACGGTGTCGCCCTGGTCGAGTACGGCGCCGCCGACGACGACGACCCGGAAGACCCCGCGGTGTGGGCCCGGGTGCACCCCGGCCTGGTCGCCGGCCTGACCGACACCGACGCCATGCGCGGCGCTCTCGCGGTGATGGGCCCGGCCGGTTTCGCCCGGGAGTTCCTGTGCGTGTGGCAGGCGTCCGGTGACCGGGTCATTCCGGCCGCTGCCTGGTCCGCGATCCGTCACCGTGACGTAACCCCCGATGTGGGGACACCGCCGGTGATCGCCCTGGACGTGGCGGTGGACCGGTCAGCGGCTGCGGTGGTGGCCTGCTGGCCGGCGGCCGGGGTGCCCGTTCTGGAGGTGGTCCGGTACGCACCGGGGACCGGGTGGGTCGCCCCGCTGGTTAAGGCGATCTCGAGCGCGGACCGGCCGCCGGTGATCATGGCCGATTCCGCCGGGCCCGTGGTGTCCGTGGTGGACGAGCTGACCGCGGCCGGGGTGACCGTGACCACCACCAGTACCCGGGAGTTCACCGCCGCGTGTGCGGCGATGCTGGACGCCGTGGTGGACGGCACCGTGCTGCACCGCGGCGACCCGGCCCTGGAGGTGGCCGCGGCCGGCGCGAACCGCCGCACCGTCGGCGATGCCTGGGCGTGGGGTCGGCGCACGTCCACCGCGGAAATCTCCCCGCTGGTCGCCGCGTCCCTCGCGCTGTGGGCCGACCGGCACCGGCCGCCGGCCCCGGCCCGGCCCGTGGTGGACGCCTGACCTAACGGCCGGCCACCTCCGGCGCCGCCGGACGTAGCGGGATGGGCAACCCGAGCAGGTGATACAGCGCCGCTACCGGGACCCGGGCGGTGCCGCCGGTAGTGATCGTGGGTAGCTCCCCGCGGGCCGCGGCCCGGTACGCGGTCCGCGAACTCATCCCGAGTAGCTGCCCGGCCACCGGCACCGACACCACCGGCGTTGACCACGGGGACGGTAGGCGGGTCGGCACGGGTCACAGGGTGCCACCGGGTGCCGACATTCCGTGTTGGGCCGGTGTTTCGGCCGGCGACCCGGCAGGGTGACGCCTCATGGGATGGTTCACCTCACTTGGTCAGGCCGTGGCGATCCCGACACCGCTGGTCCCACAGATCGAGGCGTGGACGACATCCCAACTGGAATCCCTGGTCTGGTCCGACGTGCTCGGTACGCAGGCCCCGCTACCGATGACCAGGGCCGAAGCCATGATGGTGCCGGCGGTGGCCCGGTCCAGGCACCTCACCGCCGGCGCGGTGGCCGGCTGCCCGCTGACCACCTGGGCCGGGCCGGTCCAGGTCGAGTCCCCGGGGTGGGCGGTGTCCACCGATGGGCAACTGGGCGGCCTGCCGGCGGCCCGCCGCCGGGCCCTGCAATTGACCGCCGGGCAGTCCCCGTGGTGGCGGATGCTGTGGACCCTTGACGACCTGATCTTTTACGGTGCGTCGGTGTGGCTGGTCACCGCGTTCGAGGGCGGTGACCCGGCCGGCCTGCCGGCACGGATGGCCCGGCTGCCCTGGGCCACCTGGTCCGCCGATGACCGCGGCCGGATCACCGACCCCGACGGACAGCCGTTCACCGATAACGAGTTGCGGGTGATCCCCGGCCCGCATGAGGGTCTGGTGAATTTCGCGGCCCGCACGATCCGGACAGCGTCGGTGTTGGACACCGCGGCCGCGGACCTGGCCCGACGGCCGTTCCGCACCGAGCTGCACCAGACCACCGACATCGAACTCACCAAGGCTGAGCGGTCCGATCTGATCGCCAAAACTAGGCAGGCCCTGGCCGACAACAACGGGATTCTGTTCACCAACGCCGCGATCGAGACCAAGGATCACCCGGTGGATTCCGCGGACCTGATGATCGACGGCCGGAACGCCGCCGCGGTCGACATCGCCCGGTCGGTGTCGATCCCCGCGTCCATGATCGACGCCACTACCGCCGGTGCGTCCCTGACCTATGAGACCACCGCCGGCCGTAATGCCGAATGGATCGACTACGGGCTGTCGTTGTACCTGGACGCCGTGCAGTCCCGCTTGTCCATGGACGACGTGCTGCCCGCCGGGCAGTCCGAAGCGTTCGACACCACCGACCTGACCGCGTTGTCCGTGCCCGCCACCGGGCTACCCCGAGAGGACTGACCCATGACCGTCACCACCCTGGACCGGCTGGTGTTGTGCGACTACACCGCCCCGTTGTCGCTGACCATCACCGCGCCGGCGGCCGCGATCACCGCGGCCGCGGTGACCGACCCGGCCCGGCGGATCGCCGGCCTGGCGTTGCCGTTCGGGGTGGCCGGGCAGACCAGCGCCGGCCCGCTCACGGTGAACGCCGGGACCGTGCAGCTACCGTCCGATTTGCGTCGGGTGAAGCTGTTCACCGAGCACGGCCGGACCACCCCAGTCGGCTACGCCACGGAGGCCACCGAGTCCGACGCCGGCCTGACGATGGCGTTCCGGGTCGGTGCCACCCCGTCCGGGGATTCCGCGCTGATCGAGGCGGCCGAAGGTATCCGTGACGCCCTGTCGGTGGAGCTGTCGAACGTCACGGTGACTGATGGTGTCGTTACCGCCGCCGAGCTGGTCGCCGTGGTGCTGACATCGGTGCCGGCGTTCGCCGATGCCAGGATCGCCGCGCACCGGGCCGACCCCCCAGGGACCGCCCCGGCGCCGGCACCCCCGGCGCCGGCGGCTGGCGGGATGATCGTGAACGTCTCCGGCGGTGCGCTGCCCGCCGAACTGTCCGCCGCCCGCCGGCCGGCCGTCGCCTTTCAAGCTGTCGTCCCGGCCCTGGCCGCCGCGATCCGTGACAACGACATTGGCCGGGTGAACGCAGCCCTGTCCGATGTGGTCCCCGGCAACGACACCGGCGGCGGTTTCATGGGGACCGGCCAGTGGGTCGGCGAGTTGTGGACCCCGATCGCCGAAGAGCGGCACTACTGGCCCCGGGTGCAGCATTCCCCGCTGACCTCCGGGCTCAAGGTGTACGGCTGGAAATGGGAGACCCTGCCGCAGGTCGGGGTGTACGCGGGGAACAAGGCCGCGATTCCATCCAACCCGGTGACCATCGTCCCTGCTGAGGCGCCCATCGTCCGCTACGCCGGCGGGTGGGACATTGACCGGATCTTCATTGACCTGGGCGACCCCGGTTTCCTGGAAGCGTTCTTCCGGGCCGCCGCGGTGGACCTGGGCAACAAGCTGGAAGCGGCGCTCGGTGCCGCCATGGTGGCGGCCGCCGGGGAGGGCCAGTACGCCGCCGACGTGTACGCCGCTATCTCCCTGGCGGTGCGAACCCTGCTCGCCGCCGGCGCCCGCCCGGCGTCCATCGCGCTGGCATCCGACGTGTACGCGGTCCTGGTCGATTCCCCGCGGGCCGATTCCCCATGGTGGCTGCCGGAACAGGCCAGAATCCAACTCGGTGCCGAAACCGGCAACCTCACGGACCTGGCGGTGTTCCTGGACCCGACGCTGCCCGCCGGTGCGGTGCTGGCCTGGGACAGCCGGGCCGTCACCGGGTACGAAGCATCCCCACTGCCGATCCGGGTACAGGCCGTGAACATCCCCAACGGTGGCATTGACCTGGGGGTGTTCGCCTACGCCTCCACCATCGTCAACGATGACCGCGGCATCGCCCTGGTCACCGTGGGCACCGACCCGACCCCGTAACCATGGATTTCACCCCGACCTGGCTGGACGTCGCCGACGTGAAAGAGCAGCTGCGGATCATGGGCGCCGACACCACCGACGACGCCCTGATCACCAGGTGCTCCGCCGCGGTGGAACCGCAGGTGCAGCGGGCCCGCCCCGACCTGCTGGTCCCGGCGGTGCCGGCCGGTCGGGACGCCCGGGGCCGGATCACCGCGGCCGCGGCCGCCACGTACTCCCCGGACGCTGAGGTGTATCAGGCGGCGGTGATGCTGGCGGCCCGGCTGGTCCGCCGCCGGAACTCCCCGGCCGGTGTGGAGTCCTTCGGTGACTCGGTGCTGTATGTGGCCCGGTTCGACCCGGAGATTGCCCGGGCCCTGCGGTCCGGGAACTGGGCCATGCCCGGGGTCGGGTAACGGTGCCGGCCCTGGGGATCGTCGCGGCCCAGTCGGTGATCGTGGGCCGGCTGGCCGCGGCCGGGCTGCGGGCGGTGACCGATGAACGGGACGTGAACCCGCCCTGCGTGCTGGTCGGCCCGCCGGTGCTCACGTTCCGGTTCGGCCGGCCCTCCTTCGATGCTGAGTTCCGACTGCTGGCCATCGTCGGCGACGGTGGCCGGGACACCGCGACCGCCGCCCTGGACGCCCTGGTCGGCACCGTCACCACCGCGGTCGGGGTGCTCACCGGCACACCGGCGCAATTCTCCGGGCTGGACGGCGCCCCGGCCCTGCCCGCCTACGAATTGACCCTGACCACCCACGCACGGAAGGCACCCTGAGATGACCGCACCCGTTG